CGATGCAAATATACGGAATTTTCACGGAAAATCGAGGAAAATACGTGAAAAATCGAGGAAAATGCACGGAAAATCGGGGAATTTCCGAGGAATCCATTCCCTGATGCGGCAGAACCGAAGGGAGATCCTGCGGTCGTTTCCGGTCGTTTCCGGTCGTTTTCGCTCGTAATTCGCTCGTTTTTCCGGTCATTCCCAGTCATTTTCCGATTGATTCCGATTGATTCCGGAAAATCATTCCTTTTCATTCCTTTTTATTCCTCCTCCTCCTCAAATCACCCCGATTTTATGCTCTAAAACATATTCCCTGCAGATTCTTCTAAAATTTCTCGCTTTTTTTTTGGCGGTTCCAATTATTCTTCGTACTTTTGCCAACGCTTATAAGATAGTAGTAATCTACTCAGCGATGGCGACTGTTTCGCCTAGGCTTCACGCCGTGGGCTTTTTTTATGCCTATAAAGTATCATTTTCCCGGCAGCGGGAAAAAGGTCTTTTCAATATGGCGGTTGCATGATCCGTAAGATACTTGCCCTTCGCTGGGAAAGCTACCATCTTATAAGCAGCGGTGAATGTGACCGCCACCATTGTATTTATACATCAAGGTCGGTCTATAATGCTTATAAGATGGCAATTATGCAGAATTCTATTTTAATTAGTGATGCGCAGGTGAGACCTGCAGGCATCAGCGTAGAGGAGGGTATCAATGCCCTCAAGTGTGAAATCAAGAAGCTCGCCAAGACCAAGAGCGAGACCTTCTCCTGCCTTTGCGAGGAGACCGTGACCTATGGAGAGGTTGTGCTCACCATGGTTGGTTTCGCAGCTGTGATGGCGATGGTCATGATTGGTGGTTTCATTTTCGGAGGGGAGGTGGCATGATGGTGAGCAGAATGACTACAGAGCTGTTTCATGCTCAGCTGGAGGAGAACATCGTGAGAGCTGCTGACGAGCGCAAGCGCCATCAGGCAGAGCTGCAGGCTATCAGCCGGAATTACGAGGAGACGTTGGGTAATATTGAACGCATGGAGGATGAAGCAGGGGAAAGCTACCGCTGTGCCCGTAATGCTTTCGAGAAGGCCAAAAATGAATATCAGGAAGAACTCCGTAATTGCAGAAAGCTTCGCAATGAGGCAGGATTTCGCAGAGACAAGGCGAAGGTCGAGGAGACTAATCTTTGGACACTCAACAACAATACCATCCAGAGCGACCGCCACAACATCTTTGAGAGATACCGAGAAGCGGGGGGGGTACTTTCGGGAGCAGAAGAAGGACTCCTGCACCCAGGCTGGAAAAAAGACAAGAAAGGAGGAGTGAGTGATGAAGAAAAGTAGAAACCGCAGAAGACGCACAGTAAAGCTGACTACCAAGGACATCAGCAAGTGCAAATACTTCATAAATATTGGCAAAAAAATGAACGCCCATAAGGTGGAACTCAAATTTCAGAGAAACTACAATACAATGGGTTCTGTTGTTTTCATCGATGATGCGTCACACAAGCAGACTGTTATCCGATGGCATGATCATCGCTACTATGCTCTTCGATTTGGAGCTAAAGAGGCTAAGCCATTCAATATGACTCTGGCCAAGTGGAAAACTATAAACAACGATTAGGCATGAAAAAGAATAAGAAGAAAGTCAAGAGAGACGTTCTCTTGCTATATTTCCGCCGCCGTCGCATTCGCGCTGCGCTCGAAACACGTTGGTGGACGCTTGATATCAAGCGTAAGGAGCTATACAAACTCGTGGAGTACGCCAAGATTCAGTCAAGATACTGTGTTAATCAAGACTGCCACCGCATTGTCGGCAGATACCTCAGAGAACTGGAGCGAGAGGAGATCCGTGTTACCAGACTTCAGACCAAATACGACCTTTGGGCTTCCCGTCTGGGCTACTGGGTTGACCTCTATGAGACGGCATTGAACCGCCTGCACCCTGGAGACGATATTTAAGTTTCACCCTTTTAAAAAAGAATATTATGCCAAGAAATACAGATTATTTCGACAGCGAGCAGTTTGAGCAGGATCTGCTCGACGCTTACTTCCATTTCCGCTGCAACCTCCCTATGAAGGATGCAGACACCGGTCTCGACTACAAGAAGAGTTTCAAGACCTCCCAGGACATCGCCACGGAACTTGATGACATGGGCGGTGTCAGTATAGAAGCCATCAACCAGTACCTGCAGGCGCATGACTACCAGGTAGCCACGCAGCCAGACGGCACCGTGGCATGGGCTATATGGGAGAGAGTTGTCAAGCCGGATAGCCTGGTTTAAGTTAAAAACTCATATAAATTTCAAGTACTACCATGTATTATGAATAGTTTTTCGTACCTTTGCAGCACGAAAAATTTTACAAAGTTTGAAAAGCTTTGAAGCGGCTGGCCGCCCGAGAGGGTAGTCAGCCGTATTTTTATTTTTATCCTCTGCATATTATCTTTGCACAAAAAAAGATAATATATGACCATCACATCACTTCCGTCGGGCAGCTTCTTCCTTGAGAACCTCCCCGACATCGATATTCTCACGGCCAAGACGCGCCTGCTCGTCACCATCAAGATAGGTGATGATACCATCTACGATGAGTATCTCTATCCAGCCGATGGAGAGGTCACCGTGAGCGACCTTGCCGACATCTTCCGTCCCTATGCACGCCGGAGGCTGGCAGTCACAGCCACCATCACCATCGCCGAGCAACAGGTTCCGGACTCCGGAGACACCGACTCGGCTACAGTCACCGATACGCAGAAAGCCACCCTGAAGGTTTACTATTCCACCGTGGACATCGTGGGCGTGGACTGCTCTACATTCCTCAATACCCACTTCCTCACCCTGCTGGAGGGGCACAAGACCACCTACATGGGGCGACTGGAGTATCTTCACTATATGGGCAAGGACTCGGCAACAGTCACCGCACACTACGCCGACAAATCTACGAAACCGTTTACCGCACCAGCCGTCGGCGGCAATGAAATCTACACCACCATCGACGTTTCTCCGTCTCGTTTCGAGACCGAGGGCACCGACCTTCTCTACTACGTGGTAGAGGCAGGCTCACGCTCCATGACCCTCATCATAGACAGCGAGGAGCGTGACGTGGCACCTACTCTGCTCTTCACCAACAGCTTCGGCTGCCAGGAGCTCATCTACTGCACGGGCAAGCACGAGGTTGACCCGCAGTACACCCGCGATGCAGCCTACATGGGCGGCATCAGGGTTAACTACCGCATCACAGAGCAGCGCACCTTCAATGCAGACACGGGCTATCTGGGCACGGACATGGCCAACTGGGCAGATGACCTCTTCCGCTCAGACGAGGTCTATCTGGTCAACTTCATCGGCGGCGTTGCCAAGGTGGGCAAGCGTGTCACCCTCTCAGACTCCAAGTCCAAGCGTGACAACCTGCGCGACAGCGTGCCACGCTTCACCTTCAGCTACACCTACGCACAGCGCCAGCACAATGTGCTTGACCTGCAGCGAGCCGGCCGTATCTTCGACAACACCTTCGACAACACCTTCAACTGATGAGACGCACGGCTTACCACCTCACAGAGGTGCTGCGCCTCCTGGCAAAGGCAGAGCGAGACCGCTCTACCATTAACCTGAAGGCGTGGACATCAGACGGCGAGACCGTCGATTATACAGGATGGCTGGTCAGGGGCAGCAGCTGGCGTGGCGGATTCCACCGCCTCGTCAACCCGGCAAATGCCGAGGTTCGCACCGTTCCGGACATCTACATTCACCAGTTCCTGGGCTTACCAGTATATTTATGACATGAAACAGAAAAAATATCAGCTTCAGCAAGTGGGAGCCAGCGGTTCCTACAGTCGCTACGCTCTCGTGGCAGAGGGCGTGAGCAGGGTTACAGACTCCACCACCATCGAGCAGCAGTATGGGAAGGATACCAGTTTCCTGGGCTCCGGTGAAGTGGGCGATGCCACTACAGGCATCTTGGAGACTTCAGACGGCAAACTCTTCGAGTATATCAACTATGGCGATGACAACGACATGCCATACATCCTGCAGCAGTTGATGCGCCGCAACATGGTGGCGCAGCGAGCCATGGCGTTCAACGTCCAGTGCTGCTACGGGCAGGGCTTACGCTTCATGGACCGAGAGACAAAGCAGGACACCACCGACAGCGAGATCCGCGACTTCTGCCTGAAGAACTCCATTCATGAGGTCTTTATGCAGCAGGCCACCGACATGAAGTTCTTCTTCTGGTCGGTAGAGGTCATCATCCTGAGCCGTGACCACTCCAAGATAGTCAATATCCGCCACAAGGACGTTTCTTATTGCCGCCTGGAGGTACCAAATGACAAGGGGCGCATAGAGCATGTCTTCTTCGGCGACTTCCGCAACGTCATGTCGCCGGTACATACCGAGGTCATTCCGCTGCTCGACTTCTACGACCCGCTGGGCGACCTTATGGCGCGCATGGGCAAGGCTCCCGACCCATACACAGGCATCATGGGCAAGGCACCCGAGATGGGCAAGGACTGTAAGTTTGCCATCATATCCCGCATCCCGACACCAGGACTGCAGTACTATCCGATACCATACTATGCCAGCGTTTTCGACGATGCCTGGTACGACATCTACCGTCTCATCGGTATCGGCAAGCGCTACATGATCAAGAACACGTCCGCTCCTCGCATCCAGATAGAGGTGCACCGCGACTACTGGGAAGAGCTCTGCAACAACGAGGACATCATCGACCCGGATAAGCGCAAGGAGCGCATCCTGCAGGAGAAGGACAACATCATCAACTTCGTGTGCGGACCGGAGAATGCCGGCAAGGCACTCATTACGGGCTACTACTTCGACCCAAACGGCAAGGAGCAGCGCATGGTGCGCATCATCAACCTCTCCGAGGGTAGCAAGAAGGAGGGTGGCGACTGGGCAGACGACATGAGCGAGGCATCCAATGCCCTCTGCTTCTCGTATGGCGTGCATCCCAACCTCATCGGAGCCACGCCGGGCAAGAGCCAGATGAACAATTCCGGCTCAGACAAGCGAGAACTCTTCATACTCAAGCAGTCGCTCGAGAAGGCCTGCCACGACATCATGTGCAAGCCTTACCACGTCATCTCCCACTACAATGGCTATGCCGACCGAGGAGTGACCGTAGACGTGCCGATGATAGAACTCACGACACTCGACAAGAATAAGGACCAACAGACATCAATAGTTTCAAACAATAATGGCAAAAATGAAGATTCAAATCAGCAAGGATGACTTCGAGCAGAGCATCCTCGTAGCGACAAGCTCGCACTCTGAGGTGTTCGAGTCTGTGAGACCTCATTTCTATGAGGCATACAACAATATTCAGAAGCGCTTCCTCGGCTACGTTGGTGAGGAAGCGCTGGAGACAAATGAACGGCTATCGGCTGCAGTTGTCAAGGCAGTGTGCCTGACTGCATTCCTCGGCAACGTTCGCCATCTCGACCTGGTACTCACTCCGACAGGCTTCGGAGTAGTTGCCAACAACGAGGTCTCTCCTGCATCATCTGCGAGAGTAGAGGCGCTGATAGAGCAGTGTATGGTCGCTTGCTTGAAGGAGGAGGGCGAAATGATTACCTTGTTGTCTGCAACAGAAGGGTGGGGAAGCAGCCTGCAGGCTAAAATGAGCATACCGCTTCTGGTCTTCAGCATCGAGCAGTATGCCTTCCAGGTGAAGCAGGAGCTATCATCCAAGCAGTGGAAGGATAAACTGTCAGCACTCTACGAAGCTGATGGGGTGATGCGAAGGGTCATATCTGACGAGCAGATGGATGATCTGCTAGAGATGGAGCGGGGAGCCAAGGACAAGGATGACACCGCTGTAGAAATCATCTTCAAGGTGCGCAGATGCATGATCTTCCTGGCTGAGGGTTTGCTGACAGCCTATTCCAACGAGCGTGCGAGACTGCTCAGATACTTTGATGCAAATCTCGATAAATTCCCGTTATATGCGAATTCATCGGCATATAAGGCTAATCATTTCAAAGAATTTCAGAATGAAAAATCAAAACCTGCCTTCGTTTTTAATTCATAAAGATGGTACACAAGAGTTCAATTTCAAGGCGCCGTCAACGTGGGCGGAACTTTCAGAGGAACAGTTGCGCTATGTCCTCTACATCTTATCTTCGAATAGGGACAAGATTGTCGCCAAATGCCACCTCCTGGTTAGATTCTGCGGTCTTGAAGTACATAAGCACACCCGTACAGGGTGGAAATGCAGCGTGCTCTGTTCCGTTCCCGGTGAAATGCCAAAGAGGAAAGTCCTATACATTAGCAGCGCCGAGATTCTGTCGCTTCTCAAAAATTTCGATTTCATCGACAAATTTACCGATTTTCTGCCTTTGCAGAGAGCTAGTGATGTTTTTCTGACGGCAGTTGACAGCATGCTTCATGATGTCAGCTTCTACGATTACCTCAACATCGAGAAGAACTACCAGCTGTTCATGCTTAACCAGGAAGACAAGTTCCTCAGCAAGATGGCGCACCTCATGTACAGAACCGCAGATGGTTCAGCCGATGAAACCGCCCATTTTGAGCCTTATGAGCTTCTGGGCGTCTTCATGTGGTTCTCCAGCGTCAAGGAGTATTTCGCCGCCAACTTCACGCACTTCTTCAAACCGGCAAGAGAGGGTGGAGAGCTGCGCCGTGAGGACATCCTTCCAGCCATGCAGGCGCAGATCAGGGCACTCACCGATGGCGACGTGACCAAACAGCAGGCAGTCTATAATACCGACTGCTGGGCTGCCCTCACGGAGCTTGACAACAAGGCACGGGAGGCAGAGGAGTTCAAGGAGCGCAACAGGCAAAATAGTTAAAATTACAGCACATGACAGTAAAAAACTTCGATTCCATCGCATATTTCAAGCAGCTGGCTGCCGAGTGCAGAACCTGCAGGGATTATAATTTTGTCGCAACAGAGTGTTCCGGACCTGATTCTATCCAGGGAGTCATGCAGCAGTTCCGCAAGGCATCCAACTTCATCATGGTATCAGACACCGTTGACAGCAACACCCATTCCATCGGAGAGGGCTTCTTTGACCGCAACGTCTATACCGTCTGGATCCTGGCAGGGTACCGACACGATGACATGGCAGACCGAGAGGCGAAAATGAATATCTGCAGATATATCTTCCGCCAGTTCCTCAGCCGCATGCTACACGACAAGAGCCGTGAGGCATACGACGGGCAGATGGAGTTCCTGGACCTCACGCAGGTCTATTCGAGCGAGCTGGGCAGATGGTCCATGAATGGCGTCACAGGACTCTACTTCATGGTTACATCAGACGAACCTATCGATATACAGTATGACGAGAGCCTATGGCAGACGCAGAAATAGACGACCTCCTCAGATATGAGCGAGGATGGGCTAATGCCATGGGCGACTACTGGCGAGAGCGCATGGAGCGGCTTCGTACCATCGATACCGGCCGACTCTATGCTTCCATCAAGGCGCACCTGGAGCAGGGGTCTGTCACCACCATTGAGCACAACTTCCTGCAGTACGGTATCTATGTAGCTGCAGGAGTAGGTCCGGCACATAAGTGGTACAAGTGGACCGAGGCACAGGGAGGCGAGAAAGTCCACCGCATCAACAACGGCGACCTCAACTTCCTGGGCGATGAATACCGCCGTGACAACAATCTCGATAAACCGAAGAAGGTGGGCCCTGCCTGGGGTGGCCGTGTAGCCGGTGGCGAACCTAAAGGCAGACGTGACTGGTTCTCTCAGAAGTACTACTCATCTGTCATGAAGCTCAACGAGCATGAGGCTACCTTCTACGGCGACCGGTACAATGGTCTGATGGCATCAGCCCTCACCGAGATATTCAGGGGCATAGGAGCAGCACGCAACCTCTAGGGAGCGTATTTTTATCGATTTCATCGAAGTTATATCTTTGCAAACAAAAAAACAATATGGCAGTAGAATATGATAAGAATGATCTTCAGACCCAATTCGAGGGTATCAGAGATGAGCGACGCCTGCAGGCCAATACGGCATACCGCATAGGCACCGCTTTTCTCTCGCTGCTGCATTTCGCCTCAGACGAGATGCATACGACCATCGAGGAACTTCTGAAGAAGATCGAGGGCAAATATCTGTCGAAGGTCAAGGATGATGAAGCTGCCGGTCTTATCACCTTCCTCAGAGGTCTGAGGGTAGGTGCAGGCTACAAGTTCGACGAGAATGGCGATATCACATCTCATGATATTGATGCTCACGATGTCAACGCTAATGGCCTGTCTGTTGGAGGCAACTCCGTCTTCGCAGGAGACCTCAGTTCTCCGGACTTCGTTGCAGGGTTCCTCACGGGCAAAGGTTGGCGGCTGAAGAACGAGCCGGTAGAGAATGCGGCAGGTGTTCTCGAGAACAAATATAACCTGGAACTTGACAACCTCATCGTGAGAGGTTCCATGCGTATCTTCGAGATGATCATCTCTCAGCTGCTAGGAGAAAATGACAACCGTATCTTCACCGCCATGATGGAGGTGGATCACTACGATGCTAAGAGTGGCAGAGTATATCTCGATACCAGGGAAGGCCGCATGTACAATTCCTTCCGCAAGGGTGATTATATAATGGTGCAGCAGTATAATGGCCTTCCCTCTGAGGAAAATGACCATTATGTCACCAAGAACTACGAACTCCTGGTTAAAGAGGTTGGCACGGAAGGTGAGGGAGAGGATCGTCTGGCGTGGGTTACATTCGAGAACTTCACAAGCTCCATGGCAGGAGCCAAACCGGAGAAACTAATCAAGAAGCGTGACACCTTCGTCCGTGTCGATAACGTGTCTGACACAGACCGCAAGGGCATCATTCAGGTGATGACCGTAGGCAGCGATACACCTTATATAGATATTCTCCACGGCTTGAAAACAAATCCGGATTCAGCTCTGAAGGGTAGGATTGGATGTCTGAAAGGCATCAGACACCCTGTCCTTGGTCAACTAAAGGGGTTCGGCGAATATCTCAACAACCTTTATGCGGTTGGCGAGTTCGTCCTGAGCAGAACCGGAGAGAGCATCGATACCAAGTTCCAGGTATTAGAGAACATGTTCTCTTCGAGATTCTCAAAGACCAGCTATGAGCTGACTAATGAGAAGAATTATCTCGAAAATGGCCAATTCATCGAGCAGATTACGGATTCAGAGAATAACATCATAGCGGGATGGGATATCGACACTACAGACGAATCTGTTTTCTGGTTCGATGCTTCCGGATTGCCGGTCATGGTCAACGGAAATCCTACAGCAAGCGGAAACCGCAAGGTGTCGCTGGAGAAGGTGGATGGCAGGCAGATTCTCCGCATGCAGAATTGCGGCATCAGGCAGAAGAATGCGCTGATTAGACAACCAGGAACTCACAGAGAATATGTTGCCGGGGAGAAGAGCAGCGCAGAGCTGCCTCCAACAGAGGCAGGGTACACCGATGTGCAGGACAAGCTGTACATCAGCATTCGCATCTATGCCAAGACCGCTGGCAAGTTGACTATTGGCTTCGCTGGTTGCGAAGACGTGAGGGGTAAGCAGAATACCCTACAGCAGAGGAATATCAATGTCGCATACTCTGGAGCGTGGAAAACTATACCTATAGAGGGCGTGTGGAATGGTACCGGTGACTTCGTCATCAAATACAGTGGTGATTGCTATCTCGCAATTGTATCTCTAACAGACGAACCGCTCAGTGAGCTGTCTAAGACCGTAAGCACACAGATAGTGCAGACGGCCAGCAATATCAAGCTGCTGGGCGAAAATATTGATACCGTAAACAAGAAAGCTGTCAAGGTGGGTTTCGAGCTTGATGCAGAAAAGGGCGAAATAAGGCAATATGTAGATTCTAAGGATGCCAAGAACCGTGAGGATACATCATCACAGATAACGCAGACTGCAAGCAACATCACGTCATCTGTTGATAAGAAGCTGAAGGATGAACACGGAAATATCACTAAGGAATATCAGTCTGCTATTGAACAGACATCAAACAGCATCAAACAGTGGGTAGGCAGTAAAGATTACGCTACCAACGCGACTGTATCTTCTGACGTAACTCAGCTATCTGATAGAATTACTAGTACAGTCAAAAAGGTCGATGATAATACGGCTAGCATTACGAAGATTCAGCAGGATGTTGATACCATCACTCAGACGGTTGGCAAGGCTGCTACGCAGGAGCAATTGAAGAAGAATGTAGATGCACTCAATAATAGTATCAGCAGCAATTTTGCATCTGCAAAAAGTTATGCAGACGGAGTGGGCAGCGGTATCAGATATGATTATGCCTCTACCATCACGATGGTTCAGCAGAAAAAAGATGGATGGAGCGTTGCGTCAGGTATGTTCAGTGGCAATAATCTTACAGCTAGTGGTATCGCTGCCATCACACCTACGGTTAACTCACTCTGCAATACTCGCATAGATGACCGCAAGAATGAGATCCGAAGCGGACTGGTCACTACTTCAGATTTCACTGCGTTGCAGACTACTGTAGCAGGGCATACAGCAAGCATATCGACAAGCGTACAGAAAAACGCTAACGGATATATCACGAATGCGTCTATCAGTGCTGATAGAATTATTCTCTCGGGTCATTGCATGAACTTCACGGGTGGTCAGATTACTATTACTACTCAGAATTTCAAACTTGACTCAAATGGTAGTCTGTGGTGTCAGAATGGAACTTTCAGTGGTACGGTTACTGGTATTGATGGAAGCTTCAAGAGCCTTAATTGTGTTGACAGCAGCGGTAATGTAGTTGGTAATATCAAGTTCGGTTCGGATGGTAAGATGTGGTTCTCAGGTGATATGTATCATCAGGGTTATGATAGCGCTAAGGCTCGTGGCTATCGCTTCTATGCAGCAGATATATGGTGCAGAGGTATGTTCGGGCATCGACAGAAAACCATAGCAGTCATCTATGGAGGGAGGATGCGCATATATACAAAAGATTCAGATTTTGAAAAGGGAACATTTATCACAAAAGCACTATCGAGCGGTAAAACTTCAGCTGGTAGGTCCTATTGGAAAGTTCCTCTGTATGGAGACGGAAATGGTGGTGATTCCAGCGGTATGCCTATAGATGTAGTAGTGATGCACTGCACATCGGACGAATACTATGTGTTCACTGGCATGGGCAGCGGAAAAGAGTGGAGAGTCGTTAATGGTAACGACAAGCAGACCATACACTTTGCAGATATTGGCGGGTGGCATGAGTTGGTTGGCGGTGAGAGTTTATCGTGTGTATATATTCCACCAAGTCTGCTTAGTCCGAAGGTTTCTACAGACAGGGTAGGCGCAGGTGTATTCTGGAGTGGTGAAATGGACTTAACCTGGAGTTGATTTTAATATTTTTTGGGTAGTTAGAATAATTTTAATTTTTATTATATGAAAACAGCAAAACAGACGGTGAAAACCGAATTTGAGCCTATTGCGCTCGGTGAGAACGTGAATATTAACTTCGAGCAGGATGTTACTGGTGACAATGTCGTTACAAGAGGCTACGTCTCTCGTAACGAAACTGGCGAATATCTCGGCAACATCTCGGAAGAGAACGGCAACCTTACCATAACTCTCAATAAAGATGCTATCGGTAAGGATGTCACATCACAAATTCTGGCATCAATTCCTGAGTGGCTTGAGAGCATCAAGAATGCTGAATAAGAGAGGAGGTGCTTATGAGCGATGCGAAGGTGGGTACCAACATCGAAGATGCCATCAAAAACTCTGATTGGTCTTCGGTCAGCATAGCCTTGTGGCCGCATATTGTAGAGCAGATGAAACTTCACTCGAAGAATATCTTTGAGTGTGAAATGGTCTATGATCTTGACCATATCAACACTGTTCCCGCCCTCTACGATGACAACAAGGGCACTCGCAAGCAGGTCATCGTGCCAATGAAGGTGTTCACCCGTGATATTGACGCAGAGCTTGAAAAAGCTAAAGAGGTGACAACTGCAGCCCAAAAGGCAACAGACAAGGCGAATACCGCTGCTACAAATGCAGATAAGGCTCGGGAGGATCTAGAGACTAAGAAGCAGGAGGTTAATAATGCCGTTGCAGAGAGCAAGACCGCGACCGAAGCTGCCAAGAAGGCTACTTCGGACACGCTTGCAAGTAAGAAGGCTATCGAGCAGAATGAGGAAACCCGCAAAACTGCAGAGCAGACGCGAGCCAACTCAGAAGCTGCGAGAGCTAAGGCTGAGCAGGGCAGAGTTGATGTTGAGAGCAAGCGTGTTGCTGCTGAGTCTGCACGTTCTTCAGCAGAGCAGAAGAGAGCTTCTGCCGAAACTGTTCGAGCTTCAGCAGAAAATTCGAGAGTCAAAGTTGAGAATGACAGGCAGGCTGCTGAGAAGAACAGGAGTGACGCTGAAGCCAAGAGAGTCGTCGCTGAGCAGGGCAGAGTTGGTGCAGAGCAGAGACGAGAATCTGCTGAGCATCTGAGAGAGACCAATACTTCTACAGCCATCGCCAGCTCTAAGACCCAAACCGACCTTGCCAAGGAGCTCAACGAGCATCCTCCTAAAATGGGAGGTAACGGCAACTGGTGGCAGTGGAACCTGCAGACTCACGCCTACGAAGATACAGGTGTCATCGCAAGAGGTGGTGCGATGTACCCAACCTTCCGGCAGTCCAGGAACAAGTTATTGATGATCGACTACGGCTCAAACGTATCTGAGCACGTTGTCAAACGTAGAAATAAATTAGTAATCAAGGTATAATGGCAGATAATACGAATATCATTGTGGTGGGCAATGTTGCCTTCACCGACAAGGGAGCGTGGGTCAATGGATATTCCTTCGAGTTCGAGGGAGAGACCATCCAGGGCTACGATGCCAATGACATCGTCCACACAGCCAATGGTGTGTACGCATCTCTCATCGATGGCAATACATCTGATCCATCAGACACCAGCGACTCCTGGCGTCTCTGGCTAGACAAGACTGCGGCAACTAAGGCCAAGAGTGCAGCCGATGATGCCAATAAAGCTGCGAATCTTGCTAATACTGCAGCCGCTTCAGCAACCGCTCAGGCTGCTGAAGCACAGCAGCAGGCTACAGCAGCAGAGGAGAAGGCGCAGCTTGCAACGGAGGCTGCGACAAGAGCAGATGAGAAGATTGCTGAGATGAACAGTCTCGCAGGTCAGATTGCGACTGGTTTCATCGCTCCTTCTCGCATGAATCTCAGCTATCAGACTGAGATCAGCATCCGCAACAAGCAGAAGCAGAAGATTGAGGCGAGCATCCTGCCGGCATACTTGCCGCAGAGTGTCCTCTATCAGAGAGTAGAGGGTGATTCCGTTATGTCTGACCCTTCCGGTAATCTGACCGTCAAGGGTACAGGCAAGACCAAGTTCTGGGTGATTCCTACCGCCAACACACCGCTATGGCAGGAGGTGACAATCAACGTCAGACAACCATATATGCGACTCTCTGCAACAGGCAAAATTCGCAAAAACGGCAATAAAATCCGAATTGTTTAATCGATTAAATATAATGTAATATGGCATTTACAGAGAATGAAGAGACGAAGCTGAAGGCTATCATCGCAGCCTTCGACAATGCTCAGCAGGTCGATGACCTGCCTCAGTCAGAGATGTCAGCAACCGACAAGATTATCGAGGTCTTCGACAAAAAGTCGGGCAAGTCTGAGCAGATGACTATCAAGAATGCAGTGCAGCTAGGTCAGCATCCATGGTGCGGTCGAGTGTGGAACCTCGACAACGCAACCCCTAAGGCCGCTGCCTATGTAGGCTCCCTCGAGCTCCTGCAGAACTTACACCAGGAACTCGGACTTGGCGGCTATCTGGTCAAGAATGACCATACTCGTCGCAAGCTTGATTCCAAGGATCATTACAAGTATGCAACAGGCGAAGCGGCCAAACTCGATGGTACCGAGGGGCACTATCAGTGGGGTTGGGGAAAAGAGTGGTACATGGTCATCAAGACCGTAGGCAGACTACACTACGAGATGATTAGCCCATGGCCTATTCAGGGAGAGTTCAACTACAAGATTCCGATTGCCAGCATCTCTGCTGCAGGATTCGCGACACTCGAGCGCAGTACCGGTAAGCTCGTAAGCTACATCAACGATGGTGCTGACTATCGAGGAGGCAACAATGATGCGACTCTCGACAATACGAACCGCACCATGCTGGGCAAGCCAGCAACTCAGCAGACTACAGAGTACTTCAGAGCAGCAGCACGCAAGAATGGTACCGGATGGCTCTGTACGACGATGCGCCATACAGCTGCCATCGCAGTACTGTTCGGTGTCATCTTCGGTACTCATTACGACCAGGCTGCTGTCAATTCTGCTAAAGATGAGAATGGCCTGTTCCAGGGTGGACTAGGCGCTGGCGTGACACAGATGCCTGACTGGAATGGCTACAACGGTTATCGCCCTGTCGTACCGATGTCTGCTGGCATCGAACTCGGAGACTCCTGCGGTGAATCTAGCTATGAGGTCAAAAAGGATGATGGTACCGTAGTCTATACAGCCAAGATTCCTAGCTTCTTCGGATATAAGAATGGATTCGGCAACCTCTGGCGTATGATGGATGATGAGCAGGTGCAGTGCTCCGAGGACACATCGGTTGTACACCTCGTTGCTCCATCCATCTATGGTACCTGGACAATAGGCAAAGCTGAAGGCATGATTGCCTATAGCAAGTCGGAGACAAAAGGTGAAGGATATATCAAGGAGCTGTGTATGGAGCACCTGGAGAACTTCCCGACTCGTAAAGGTGGAACCGAGACAACCTATTGGACTAGCTACTTCTGGAATAATAGTGGAGCGACATCCGGTTTTCGCCTGTGTCTTCGTGGTGGCAGCGCTGACGATGGTGGTCTATGCGGTCTTTCGGCGCTCTACGTGTACGATGCTGTCTCGGATTCCTATGTGAGCTGCGGTGCGGCCCTCTGCGAAGCAGCATCCGAGTGGTCATTGGAACCAGTGTATTACAAGGCGGCCTAGAGTGGACAGAGGTGTGCTGATGTGAGCTGGAGTGTGCAGGATTGGCCAAGGTTTCCCAGCGGAACCAAGGGTAATCCTGAGCACCCTGCGAGCGTAGCGAGCAAACCTTACCGCCCTTGGGCGGTCGATTTTTTTAGAAATTTCGCTCTTTGACATTCTTTCATTCCGATTTTTTTCAGTACCTTTGCAAGCGGTTTTCAAACCAGGCTGTGATTCCTGCGCCGGTTTTCGCCTGTGTCTTCGTGGTGGCAACGCTAACAATGGTGGTCAATGCGGTCTTTCGACGCTCAACGTGAACAATGCTGTCTCGGATTCCAATGTGAACTACGGTGCGGCCCTCAACTTAACAAGATACTGCAGGTTAGTTTGCTTAGCTGCAGAGATTTCGGGAGTCAGGCCTTGCCTCATGGCAAAACATACACTTTAGCAGAATAGCAAGTAGATGATGACAATGGGTCATCCGGTCGAAAGTTAGGACATTAGAAAAGCAGACAACAGACACAGACACCGACATTTATACAGACACCGACCTTTTTTAATATTTACATAAAATTTTAAAAGCAAGTGAAGAGGTTAGGCAACATTTCACAGGAGGTGGAGACTTTGCAAAATTTTCGTGAAGCATTTTTTGATTTTTCCCGACACAAGAAGTCCCGTCTCTCTGTTCAAGCATTTGAGGCAGAGTTTGAGGCAAATCTTCAAGCCCTGCTAAATGCCTATACCCATCAGACTTGGCATACATCAGACTATGAGGCCAAGCCGGTTGAAAAACCCAAGCATCGCATAGTCAATAAGTTGCCTGTTGGCGATCATGTCATTCAGCATGCAGCCATGCACACCAGTGAAGATAAGCTGAGAGCCAAGATTCCTTACAACAGTCCAGCTGGTACCAAGGGGCGTGGCACGCATTTCTTCTACAAGATTATCAAGCAGGACATCTTTACCTCGCCACAGCAAGACACATTCTATTGCTTGCCCATGGATATACACCATTATTTCCAGAATGTTGAGCACAATTTGCTCAAGAGAGAGTATAGGTTGTATATCAAGGACCGCAAGCTGCTTGCTTTCATTGACGAGGTCGTTGACAGCTATGCCAACGGCATAGTGCTGGGTGTCAAGCTCACACAACTTTTGGGACAACTGTTTCTGGCGAGGTTTGACTATCTCGCCATGCGGTGTTTTGATATACTCCAAGATCCTGAAAAACATGGCTACTGGCAGGCTCGCTACGTCACGGACATGCTCCTCACATGCCGCTCGGAGCAGCAGGCAAGAGTATTAAATGTGGGGGGGTAAAATCCCTCAATGAGCGCTTCGACCGTTTTTGCTGCGAAGGACTCAAACATTATTATAGATTCATGGACAATATCTTCATCATGCATGAAGATAAGGTCTTCTTACGCCTTATGGCGGAGCTTGCAGTCATGCACTTGGCTAGAGACTGGAAGCTGAGCATCAATAAAAGTTGGAATATTCATCGTACATGTGACGGCATAGACTTCTGTGGACAGAAGATCTTTGCCGACCATGCCCTTTTGCGCAAGCGCACCAAGCAGGCACTCTGTGCCCAGGTGGCAAGATTGCGCAAACGTGGACTTAGCGATGAACAGATCCAGCGCAAGGCAGCATCCAGGCTTGGCCTAGCCAAACACGCAGATACAAAAAACTTATTAAATAAAATCGGTATGAAAAAGTATGGTCAGATTGTGAAAGCCCGCAAGGGAGAGGTTCCCTTCGAGGGCATGAGCATGGCACAGAAGAAGCATCCAGGCGATATCCTGTGCCATAACATTGAGGACTATGACAAGTTCCTCATCCTCATAGAGGATTACAAGATTGATAAGTCGAGGGTCGATTTCAAGATGGAGCAGGTAGAAGAGGTTGACGACCAGGGCGTCAAGCACATAGTCACCAAGAAGGTGCCTAAGGACCGCCTCGCCATCCGCTTCCGTTTCATCGATCACGTCCGGAAGACAGGACAACTCGATGAACATGGCGATGAGATTGAGGAGCCGGTTTGGCAACCTGAGTCGTGGTGGCTCTTTACTGGCTCAGATATTCTGGTTGACCAGGCACGCAAGGAGTGGGAACTGCTGGAAAAGGGCTTCTACACCGTTGCAGCGGAACTCACCAACAAGTTTGGAAAGAAATTTTATAAGTTTATCTAGATGCACAAGAAATTTTATCTTTGCCGCATGTCATACTTGAGATATGACAGCAAGCATTTTCTTCTGTTCCTGAGTGAGCAGAAAGTAGAAAACTATCACCCAGACACCACCATGTCGGAGTCTGATGGCGATAGTAAGACAGTGACAGCCTACAGCTATGAGGGGACAGAGATTGACGGCTCCACTAAAATTGAGGCTGAGTCGGCAAGCTATCGCGAGTTTGTGAATGGTCTGGTTCGTACTAAGTACAGCCAAGGCGATGTCGAAGCCATCCTGTGCAACCATGGTGATGGAAACAAGGAGCACGAGACAGAGTACCAGGTATTCCAGGAGTGGCGAGAGCAGGCTAAGCAGATGGCCAGAGAGTTACTCGACCGGGATATCTCATAGTTATCAGATACGGCAGGAGGAAAATCGTTCTTCCTGCCGTATTTTTATATTTCTTATATTATATGTACCTTTGTGCCAGATAAAATCAGGTACAGATATGCAGAGAAATACCAAGGATTGGATACACTACAGCTCTGCTGGCATAGTTCTGCTTGCTGGCATAGTGCTCGTGTACATCAGCTTTTTTATGTCCCACGACGTCACGTCTAACGTCTTGTGGTACTTTGGGCAGAGTCTGGTTTACGTGGCAACCGTCTTTGGTTTCGCACTGACTTTTGACACCAGAGTTAAAGACATTATCAATAAATATTTCAACAATAAAAATGGCACGCAAGATTAAGAAAATTTTCGTTCATTGTACAGCAAGCCGACAGTCATGGACTGTCGATGCCTTGCTCAAGGAGTTCAGAGACAAAGGCTGGCATTATCCAGGTTACCATTGGGTAGTGACCGCTGACGGCAAGCGCACGCAGCTCATGACAGAAGACCTGCCGTCCAACGGAGTCAAGGGGCACAATAACGATTCCGTCAACGTGGCATACATGGGCGGAATATCCCGCACTGGCAAGGCTATCGACAACCGAACAGAGGCACAGAAACTAGGTTTGCGTGAGTTGCTCAAGGAATTGAGAAGCCGCTACCCTGATGCCAAGATCATGGGACATCGTGACATCTCGCCTGACAAGAACCACAATGGAGTGGTCGATCCATGGGAGCGCATCAAGGAATGCCCATGCTTCGACGCTATTCCGGAATACGCAGACATTTAAGAGATTGAGCTGATGAGTAGATTTAATAAAAATTTAGGGTTCATCCTCGTATTTCTGATGGTGACCTGCATAGTCAAAGACTGTTACTACGAGTATAAAAAGCAGCGAGCGGAGCAGAACCTGCGAGAACAGCTCAACAAACTTCAGCTGCAGTATGCTCCAGCTGAGCGTGACACCATCCGTGACTCAGTCAAGGTCGTGACGCAGAAGGTCATCATGATGCCTCCTGATGAGTACAAGGAGTTTGCAGCAGACAGAAATATGCTGAAAGATCTCAACATCAAGGTCAGCCAGATAATGGCGGATCAGCGCACATCGGTAGTCACCGAAGGCTCTGTCAAGACGCTTCGTGAGAATTCGCTATACAAGTATAGCGACAAGTGGTTGAGCGTTCAGCTCAACACTGCAGACTCCATCCTTACATATAGAGCGCGAGACAGCTTGCAATGCCTTGTAACTCGCAATTACAAACATCGATTTCTATGGTGGAAGTGGGGAACCGATGGCTACAATATCAAGATGATCAATTTCAATCCCAACTCCACTATCTTATATAACAACTATATACAGGTCAACCGCTAATGGCAAGACAAGAAGTATATACTACAGTCATCAAGCTAAATTCAGAGGAGGCGAAGAACCGCCTCAAAGAGCTTGAAGATAAGGTCGCTCGTCTGAAGAAGGCAAAACAAGATGCCTTCTCGGCGGGCGATTCCCGTTTAGGCGCATCCCTCGCCAAGGATCTTAAGGCCGCAGAGCGAGAGATGAAGCAATTCAAAAACTCAACCATGAGCGTCAAGGAGACACTCGACAATCTGTCAAGTGCAAGCCTCGGACAGCTGGAGAAGGCAGCTAGACATCTAAAGGGGCAGATGAAGGCAGCATCTGACCCTTCAGACTTTGCAAAATTGGACGCTCAACTCTCCAAGGTTAAGGAGCAGATGCTTGCCCTGAAGGGCGCGACACGCAAGGCTGATGAGGAAGCGAGACGCATGACCGCAACGGTGTCAAACCTGAAACATGCTTCACTCAATGACCTCAACTTCACTGCTTCCAAGCTTCGCAGCCAGATGGCTGATTACGACCCGACATCTACCATGTACGCCTCTCGAGCTTCGCAGCTGAAGCTGGTCGAGGCAGAGCTGGAACGCATCCGACAGAGCGAGCAGAAGGTGGTCACCCTCATGCAGCAGTATGACAAGGAGATTGACCGCACAAATGTGGACATCAAGGAGACCAAGAGGCAGATGCAGCTCGTCAACAACACCATGTCCAACCTCAAAACCTCCTCCATCCGTGACCTGGAGTACTCCATCAAGGCACTGAACCAGCAGATGCAGGGCATGCAGCGTGGTACCGAGCAGTTCAAGCAGATGGAGCTGAAGGCGAAGCAGCTGAAGGCAGAACTGCAGGCAGTCAGAGCCGAGGGCGTTGCCCAGGAGTCCTGGATCAAACGTTCGGCAGACTGGTTCAACCGCATGCAGGGCATCGCCCTGGGAGCCGTCGCTGCCATCTCCGGCATCACCTTCACAGTCAAGAAGTGTGTGGAGGAGTATGCCAAAATGGATGATGAAATGACCAACGTCCGCAAGTACACTGGGCAGGCAGCCGAGGAAGTCGAGCGTATGAACGAAGACTTCAAGAAGATGGATACCCGCACACCTCGCCAGAAGCTCAACCAACTAGCCGAAGATGCCGGCAGACTCGGCATTACATCGACTGCTGCAGTTGAGGAGTTCGTCGATGGTGCCGATAAAATCAATGTCGCCCTCGGTGATGACCTCGGAGACAAGGCAGTCTCCCAAATCGGCAAGCTCGCCCAGATGTTCGGCGAAGACAAGACCAAAGGTCTGCGAGGTGCCATGTTGGCGACAGGTTCTGCAGTCAATGAACTGGCTCAGAATTCCTCTGCCTCTGCCGGTTATCTTGTTGATTTCACCGCCCGTGTGGCAGGTGTCGGCAAGCAGGCAGGCTTCACGCAGGCACAGATCATGGGTCTCGCTTCTGTCCTTGACCAGAACATGCAGCAGGATGAGACGGCGGCAACAGCTGTGCAGAACCTTCTGGCCAAGATGTTCCAGGACTCCGCAAAATTTGCTCAGATTGCAGGTCTCAATGTCAAGGAATTCGCAAAGACGTTAAAGGAGGACGCCAACGGCGCACTTCTCCAGTTCCTGGCAGCCATGCGAGCCAAGGGCGGTTTTGCCGACCTTGCACCAATGTTCGAAGAAATGAAGATGGATGGATCCAGGGCTACTGGTGTCCTAACCGTCCTCGCAGATAAACTCGATGACATCAAGACTGCCCAGAACCTGGCAAACGAAGCCTATTCCGAAGGAAAATCCGTCCTCAATGAGTTCGAGACACAGAACGAGAGTGTACAGGCTCAACTTGACAAGGCGAGCAAAAAGTTCCTGGATCTCTCCATCGAATTGGGACAGAAACTCTATCCTGCAGCACGATATTGCATATCTGCAGCTAGTCTCGGAGTTCGGGCACTCTCCACACTCGTTGATTTCGTCAAGGATTATTGGCGCATATTAATTGTGCTGACAGCCGCAATCGTCACCTATACAGCAGTCTCTAAGGCAAAGTTGATAGCAGACAAGGCGCAGATGGCATGGCTCAACATCATGATTCTGCGCGAAAAGGCGCATCTCGTCCTTGTGGGTCTTAAGACATCTGCTCTCAAGACCATGGCAATCGTTCAGATGGCGTTGACACGTGAAATAAAACTGACCACTGCTGCGCAGATGTTGTGGAACAAAGTGTTGTTGGCCAACCCGATCACTGCCGTGATTGCTGTTGTTGCCGGACTGACAGCCGCAATCGTCACACTCTCTGAAGAGACGAGCACAGCTGAGCAGGCTCAGCGTGACTACAATGATGCCGTGACAGATGCCAACAAGCAGGCTTCAGACGAGGAGGCAGCCATCATGCACCTCGTCTCTGCTATCCAGTCAAACACCAGTGCAGAGTCAGACCGCAAGGCAGCCCTTGAGGAACTCAACGGCAAGCTGATGCGTGAGCACCTCGGTAACATCACCGAGGAAGCAGTGCGCACAGGCAACGCTACAAGGCAGATTGAGGCTTACATTGATGTAATGAAAAAGAAGATTATCATCGATGGCCTACAGAAAAAGTTAGCTGAGTCTATAGCAAAGAGTGCTGATCTAGAGGATTGGCTAGAAGAGGGAAGAAATTATAAACCTGGATTTTTACAGGGAGTATTAGATTCCTTCAATCCTTTCCCTTCGAAAAAGGTTGCGGCAAGCAATCCACATTTTCAAAAGGATTTGGAGAGAGAGATTGACAAGGAAAAACAGTATCAGAAGCGTCTCCTTGATAAAATCAACGAGCTAGAGTCACAGCATTTTGAAGTGAGCGATCCGGAACCATGGCGAAACAATGGCTACAATGGCAAGGGCAATGATGGTACCATCATTAAGAAGCAGAGTACAGCCGGCACTCATCAGGTTTCAGAAAAAGAGCGCAAGGCTCGTGTCAAGGCAGAGAAGGCAGCTGCAGCCGAGGCACGTAAGCGCCAGGCTGAAGCCAAACGCAAGCAGAAGCAGGCTGCCGATAGCATCAAGGCTGAGACCAACGAACTGATGGCAGACAACGCCAAAGCCTATGCAGAAGGCAAGAAAACCTATCAGCAGTTCATCGATGACCGTCAAAACATACAGATCAAGGGCTTTGCAAAGCTGAAGCAGCTATATGGTGAAGAGAGCAACGAGTATAAGCAGTTGCTCGACAACCAGGTCAATGTTGTCAAGCAACATGATGCTGCCATTCAGAAGATGAATGAGCAGACCATTGAGCGTGAACGCCTGCAGAAGGAGGCTAGCATCAAAGCACAATATTATGATGTCAATTCGAAAATCTATCAGAATGATACCGCTCTCAATGAAGCCCTATATAAGAATGATGTCGAAGCCATGAAAAAACGTCTTGAACTCTACAAAGACAGAGAGGGCAGCGAGGAGTGGCTGGATCTGAAGGCTGAGATGGAACAGGCTGCGCTCGATCACCAGTTACAGATGCAGGAGGCATACCAGAACCAGCTGCGAGAACTTCGCCAGCAGTTCGGAAAGCAGGATATCGAAGCAGAGAAGCAGATGTATCTCAATGGTCTCGAGAACATCTACAAGCAGGGTCTCATCAAGGAGGAGGAATATCTGCAGATAAAGCTTGATCTCATCGAGCAGTATGCAGACCGCAAGGCGCAGCTCGAAGCTGAAGACCATGGAGCAGGCTCTACCCAGCTGAAGGTGGATAGAGTCTCTAACCGTATGGTTAACCAGGCTAAAGCTGAAGCAGGAGATGCGCAGAACCCTGCAAATGCCAGCTTCGGAAGCTACTTCACGTCTCAGATAGCCAACTACCAGAACACGATGGAGAAGCTGAAGGAGCTGTATGGTGACGATGAGCAGAATCACGCTGCCTATATGCAGGCGAAGGCGATGGTGACAGCTGACTTCCTCAATGATATGGTTGAGCAGACATCTGCTGCCTACAACGGCATCAACAACATTCTCTCTGCAGCATCAGCCTATGCACAGGCTTGCTCAGACCTAGAGCAGGCGAAAATCTCCAAGAACTACGAGAAGCAGATTGCTGCAGCTGGCAAAAACTCGAAGAAGAAGAAAAAGCTCGAAGAGAAGCGTGACAAGGAACTGGCTGCTGCTAAGTCGAAGGCTAACAAGAAGGCAATGAAGATTGAGATTGCTCAGGCAATCGCATCTACCGCTATGGCTGCTATCAACGCATACTCATCTGCAGCTGCCATCAAGGGTACTGGCTGGTTACTTGCACCTATAGCTGCCGGCATGGCCACAGCTGCAGGTATGATGCAGATTGCTACGATCAAGAAGCAGCATCAGGCAGAAGCAGCAGGTTACTACGAGGGTGGTTACACCGGAGGCAACCGCTATCGAAAGGAGGCTGGAGTTGTCCATGAAGGCGAGTTCGTGGCCAACCATCGAGCGGTCAACAACTCTTCCATCAGACCAGCATTCGATCTCATCGATAGAGCACAGCGAGCCAACACCGTAGGCTCACTGACCGCTGATGACATCAGCAGAGCACTCGGAGCAGGAGCCAGCGCTGCTGTCGTTGCTCCTATCGTCAACGTCAGCAATGACAATGCCGAGGTACGTCAGTCTCTCGATGGAGTCAACTCTGCGGTCAGCAGACTAAACAGAACAATTGAAAACGGTATCAAGGCAGATGTATCTATTGCTGGCAGGAATGGCATAGACAAACGTCTAAAAGAGTATCACAGAATGCTAAATAATAAGTAGCTTATGATTACATGCATTATCAATGGCCATAGAGCCTATCCGATATCAACATCATCCATCAAGGTGACATACGCTAATCAGTATGTCACCGATGAAGGAGAATATACCTATGATATCACCTTCCCGATGAATATCCTGGCCAACCGGGAGATCTTTTCCAATGTTTCCCGATTGGAAGTCAAGAAAAACATCGCAAAGTTCGATGACTGCAAGCTCTATGTTGATAGCAAAATCATCATGAGCGGTGTTGGTACCATTCTCTCAGTGAACCAGCAGGAGGTCAAGCTGCAGATTGTTGGCGGAAAATCCCGCATCAAGTTCAACGACAAGATGACAAAGCACTACATCGATGAGATAAACCTGGGCATCGCTGATGCTCCTGGTTCAACTGTGAATAAGTCTGTGGAAAACAAATTCAACGACTTATCAAAGGTGACAGACATCTTCCTCCTGAGCACCGACAAGACCAAATTCCTTGGTGTAGAAGGCAAATGGTGCTTCATGCCCGTGCACGATGAGACCTATGAGATGATAGCCAACTACGTTGGAGTTGACCGCACCGGAAGACATTGTGGCCAAAAAACGGCATTCATCCAGAATACCGCTGTACAACCAAATCTGATGTACATCTTCAAGAAGGTTGTCGAACACGAAGGTTATCGGCTGATCAGGAATGACATGGATATCAAACCGTGGAACCAGCTGTATATAGCGTCAGCGTTCAAGTCTCGCGAGCTTCGCAGAGCGCTTCCGCACTGGTCATCCTACACATTCATCGAGGAGTTCCGGAAGCTTTTCAATGCTTCCATCTACTTCGACGAGGTGGGCAAGACATGTTCTGTTGTCAGTTCCTCAGAACTGAGTTCAGCCGATTCCGTAGTGATAGAACCGCTAGAAGAGTATGCGACAGACTATGATGAGGACGGTTCCTTCAGTACTTCATCGACCGCAAATCTCGAATATAAATTCGACGATTCTGCCAACAGAGGAGACTATGAAGTCATACCGAAGAAGGTCTTTGAGAACTTCGAGCAGGTAGAATCTAGAGAATTGCTAGGCTATTCCAAGCAATTCGCAGCGACAACAATGGGCTGGTCTGAGAAGAAGAAAAGACAGACTATCATCCATAATTTCGGAGATTACTATATATATATAGGTGAAGAGGGTAGCCGCAAGTGGGAGCTTGCAGGCATCTGGTCTCCAATTATCCGAGACAAGGATTCTGATGATTATGTTGAGTTGAAGATTTCTCCTGCTGCACAGATAGCAGAAGATATCAACTTCAGGAGCGCGATCTTCGAAGACAATTGGATTGAAAAGCGCTGCCTGCTGTCAATCACTAATACCAGGGAGTCGGATGCCAAAGAGTGCGATTCTGACGAGGAGGGTCTGAGCTACGTTTCTGTACAGGATGCCATCGATGATGAGTCGGCAATGGACGAGAGCGAGGACGAGGAGGGAGTGATGAGCATCTTCTTCATCTTACCAGGTAGAGTGCAGCAACATGACAAGCCATACGGCAAGATTACTTGGGTTGGGGAGAAATCCAGATGGCCTCAATTCCTGACAGATTACCGAGTCAATGGTGACTATAGGTACAATGGCATAGCCTTCATTGATAGAGATCTCTATACTCTATCGTTCAATTCTGGCACAGCCGGTACCACATCATTGAGTCAGTTTCAAGGTGAAGTTATCAAAATTGATAACCGAAACTGCATGGAAGTGAAATTCAAGTCTGCTGATATTCCGGATCCATCGAAGATATACATCATCCGCAACAAGAGATTTGTATGCGAGAAAATAGAGATGGAAGTCAAGGACGATGCCATCGAGCCAGTTTACACAGGCTATTTTTACATGCAATCATAATATATATAATAAGGTGGGGAGCAAACTGCTCTCCACCTTATTATATTATAAGATTCCCTGATAGTTCTTGATATACTCATTCGCCTTCTGTATATCCTTAGGCGTATAGATGTCTGTGATGAGGATTGATGAGTGTCTCGCCTGGTCTCTGACCGATAAGACGTCGGCATTGGCCCGCAGCATATTGGTGATGCCTGTGTCTTTCAAGCTGTAGAACTTGAAGCGGGGAGAGAGCTTCAGCTCCTTTCTCAGAACTCGAGTCCAGTAGTCTCTGAACATTTTCTCGTTCTTTCTTTCAGGTCCTGGGCAGAACCCGTCAGAGAAGAGATAGTCCTGTCCTGGGTGAGAGAAGATGTTGAGTTCCATCATCAGCTTGATGACATGAGACGGGAGCGTGATCACGGCATCATTGCCATTCTTCGTATTCTCTCCATGCAGACTGATTGTCTGAGTCTTGACGTGGATATCGCAGATTCTGAGATAGGACATCTCTCTAGGTCGGATGAAGAGGTAGTGGATGATTTCACACGCCAGCAGAAAGTGCCTATTGTGCTCCATCAGATAATCTCTGATGAGCTGCATGGTGCAGTCAGGTATGACATCTCTGCTTTTCTTCTGCCTGTTCTTGATACGTTCCAGGCCTTCTGTAGGGTTCTTAGGTATATACCCTCGAGCTAACAGATAAGCAGAGAAACTCTTAGTCCAGGCAAGATAGTTATTGCGGGTCAGTACAGTATTGTTCCTGTCGATGAAAATGTAGTCCAGGAACTTGCTCACATTACTTTTGTCCCATTGATAAGAAAAATTGAGAGTTATGTTTTTTTCTTTCTTCCATTTTTCAAGGATTCTGACACGACTGCTGTAGTCTACAAAAGTCTCCTCACGCATACTTCCCTCATTGCACATTTTGGTTAGATAAGCCTTATACTTCTCGAGCACGTCATCCCACTTTGTATATTCCAGAGGCTGCAGAGACTCAATCCAAGGATTCCAGCCTGCCATAAGTTTCTCGGTGAGATTCTTCATAATCTGATCGGCATAGACACGTTGGTTCCGCTTGCCCTTGATATGGTCAAGCATAATTTTTTTCTTCCTCATGCGGTTGATTCCTGGATCAAACGCCATGAAGGAGATATAACATTCTGATCTTTGATGAAAAACTGGAGGTTTCCAGCCAATGACACTACTAAGTACTGTGTCATTCGAATTTGGAGCATAATTTTTTTTAGCCATATCTTTAATTTTTCTCAGATACAGCCTATTATTAATAATGTATATAGGAGAGATACCGACATTGTACCGACCATTTTTGCCCGACTGAGGCAAATCCTCAGTGTTTATGGTACATCTGACGACATTTCGTCGGGATTACTGGACTCGAACCAGCGACCTCATCGTCCCGAACGACGTGCGCTA